TATCGCGAGGAGGATGGTCTTAGAGATTGACCCTCCCCCTCCCTTGTCTGTTCAGGTTCGTGTTCAGGTTGCCATTCAGGTTCGGGCCGTTCAGTTTCGAGGCCGTTCGTCGGCTTGTTCAGCTTTCCGTTCCACGCCGCGACGTTCCACGGCGCCTCAGCCGCGCGCCTTCGTGTTCCCGAACCCGCCGTCCTCTGCCGCTGTCTTCCTGCTATGGCAGGGACCGCATAGGGACTGGTAGTTCGAACCGTCTCTCGGGTTGTTGTTGCAGTCGCCGTCGATATGGTCGCAGGTGTTGGCTGCGGTCACCCTGTTGGCCTTGGCGCACTCCCTGCACAGCGGCTCACGGTCTAGCTGAGCCTTCCTGATAGCGCGCCATGCGGCGCAGTTGGTGGCCAGCTCTCGCCTGGCCTGCCGGCTTGCCTCTGCCGGCTTGTGCGGGGTGATCCTGCTGGGCGCGCTGCTGAGTCGCGGCGGTAGCGTCTTGAGCCTGCCCATTGGTTCAGTAGTGCGCGTACAGCGCCGCCCAGATGGCGACGGTCAGGCGGTTGCGGTTGAAGTTGGGCGCATGGGTCTTCATTCGTCACCATCCAGCGATGTATGGGCGGGCTCTTTCGGTTCTTCAGGCTGCACCGGATTCCCGGCCTCCTCGCCCAGCAGCTCGGCCACCGCGGCCGACAGCATCATGTTCGATTGGGTCAGGGCCTGCATTGCCTCGGTCTGGGCGTGCAGGGCAGCGATCAGCTCGGCGATGCCCGGCTCTACTCCCGTTGCGCCCATGACCTCGGGCGGGCCCGGGTTGCGGCAGCCTTGCGGCAGCGGCACCAATCGGCCAATCGTGTAAGGGTGCTGACCGGTTTCGCTCACCATGACTCGATGGCCTCGACCCGCATGGGACCGTAGATTCGGCGCTCTGCTATGGACATCCGATCTGGATTGATCTTCAAGCTTCCGTCCGGGTTCTTCGCATCCACCCAGGCAACTCCAGCGCAGGTATCGACCCTAATCACATTCTTCAGCTCGCGTCCGTCCATGGTCACCTTGGCGCGGCGCACCCTCTTGAACCCCGGAAACTCGTCTGCGCTGATCTTCACGGCTTGGCGGATCCGGTATCCGAGGCCGTGGTGCAGTCGAACGGCGCATCGGCGCTGGTGCCTTGGATGGCGTCGATCGCCTGCATGCGGGCATTGAGCGTCTCGATGATCGCGCGGCGCTGGGCAGCGATATCGGGCAGGGCGGACAGCTGGCCGGCGGGAACCGGGATAGTAGCGGTCAGGCATCCCGGAATCGTCACGTACACCGGCCGCTCGATCGTCTCGACTACCGGCTCACGGATGACCTTGGGCGCCGAAGAGCACGCGGCCAGCAGGGTCAGCATCGGCAATGCGGCCAGCCTCACGGGGTAGCGCATCAGAATCCCCTCAGTTCAGGACATGCGGTTTCGAGCGTGGCCAGCGCCGCGCTACAGGTTGTCGTGCGCGGGCGGCGCTGGAATTCGGCCAGCTGGCGCTCTGCCTGGTGCTCGGCGACCTTGGCGGCCTGTACGCGCTCGGCAGCGGCCTTTGCCGCCTGCGCAGCGGCAGCGCGATCGGCGGCGAGCAGGTCGGCGCGCTGTTTGGCCAGATCCGCCCATTTTCCGTTGGCGTATTCAAAGTCGACTGCGGCGCGCATCCATTGGTCGCGCTGCAGGCTGATATCGACCCTGGCGTTCACAGCCCGATCAAGGCGCCACGATTGGATGCCGAAGCCCGTGCCGGTGATCAGCAGCAGGGCCAGCAGCACGCCGGCGATTACCTGCCAGACCTTGACCGAGATGGCGGACAGGATCATGGAAACAGCCATCGCAGAACGAGCAGGCCAGAGACGGACAGCAACCCGATAAACCCGATGATGATCGCCATCAACACAATGTGGCCGTGCGGGCCGTTGTAGACGTATTCCGTACCCGGCGGGCGCTGCTGCACCATCCGAGCCAGGCCGGCCGCAGCGAGTGCGAGGATGGCCGCCCAGCCGAAGGCGCCCGGCACCCATGCTGGAATGCGGGCGATCCAATCGGCCGGCACCAGCGCCCAACCTGCGCGCGCGGGCGCGATCAGCTCTTCGAGCGACTGGCTGACCAGCTGCAGCGCACCAGAGACGCCCATCCAGCGCATTGACCACCAACGGCGCCAGTTCGCGGCGTCGGGCACCAGAGCGACGCCGAGCGCCTTCTCGACAGGCGGAGGCGGCGGCGGGCTCGGGGGCGCGGGCGGGGCCGGCGACGGGTGAATCGGCGGGACAGTGCTCATTTCGGCTTCTGCGGCTCGTCTTGTCGGGTCTGGTCGTTCAGGGTCATCTGGCGCTGCACCAGCTCCCGCAGACCGGGGGTGCTCTGGTAAAGCGCGTTCATTTGGTGCCCGCGGTCGCGGCTATCCATGGCGACCCAATACAGCCCAAGGGCCATCGGGATCATCACGGCGAGCATCACGGCGCAGCAAGTGGCAGCGACCCAAAGGGCCAGGCCGCCGGCATGGATCACGATCTTGGCGTCACCGCCGGCTTGGGCTGGCATGTGCCGCGCATCTGGGACGATGGCCAGCACGGTCTGGCAGAGCGCGCGTATCTCGCCCGACAGCTCGGCGAAGTCGCTGCGGGTCGCCGGCTCGTCGCCGCTCACCTGGACGCCTTTACGGTCAACTGGTTTGCAATCGGCTCGAAGATCTGCCGGAAGCCTGCAATCTCCGCCCTGAGCCCCTTGATGTCGTCCTTCGTGGCATACCCGCCGCCGACGTGGTCACGCATGCGGGCCTCCATGTCCTTCATCGCCAGCGCCTGCTGGTGCTGGATCTCTTCGACGGCATCGATCTTGGCCGCATGGCGCCTTTCCAGCTCGTCGACTCTGGCCGTGCCCTTGTCTCCGCGCCCGAACACGGTGTTCAGCACCACCGCGACCAGAGTCAGCAGCGAAATGATGATTCCCGGCTCCATCAGGGATACGCCTTCCACGGAAGCTGGAAGTGCGGACCGTCTTTGAAGCTCTTCCAGTCGCCACCCCATTCGATCGGCACGCCCAGTTCCAGGGCCGCCTGCTTCACTGCCTTGGCGATACGCGCATACAGCGGCCAGTCCCAACGGACTTGCCCACCGACCAGCGCAGCCAGATCGGCCGCGTGCCCGGTCAGGTGCCGCGAGCGCATCGTCTTCGAAGCACCGGCCTTGACCAGTTCGATCTGGCGCGCCTGCGTGCGCCTGACCTCGGTCACCACGAAATCGACCTCGGTGATCGCGATGGCGCGCTCGATGACACGGCGCAGGTCCGGATGCGCGCCAGCCAAGGCGGTCGCTGATCGCTTCGACAGGGTGAACGGCATGGAAAGCCTCGAATAGTTGCCCGCCCCGCAGTCCGGCTGCAGGGTGATCGGTGGTCCGGTGGGGGTGGCGGGCGGTGAAAGTTGACGCCCGGCGGGACGGGGAGAACCGCCGGGCGTCGGTCAGCCCATGGGGAGTGGTCTGACTGGGGCGCTGAAACAACGAAGCCCCCGGCTTTCGCTAGGGGCTCCAATCTCAGAATGCCGGTTTTATACCCCCGGAGCTTCGGATGGTCAAGCCCATCAGTCCGGCGAGTATTCGACCTCTTCCACGTCGAATCCGACCTCCTCCGAATCCACGAATTGGACCGCATGCCCCAGATGCTCATTTACGAATCGGTTCAGCGCCTCTCTAAACTCCTCCGATCCGTAAGTGAACCACCCAGACGACGGAGAGCATTGCCCGACCCATAGCGACTTCCGGCAACCGTCACAGACCAGCGACAGCGTGCGGCTCATGCGGCTTGGCACATGCTGAGCATGGCCCCTCTGACAGCTTCGAATCCGACAGCGATCATTTCGACATACTGCCGTTTCGATATCCTCGGGTAGCCGGCCTTCACCAGCAGCAGGTTCGCCGTGTCGAATCGCTCGACCATCCGCCGCTGCTCGCCGCAGTAGTACGCCCGCAGCACGCACGCCAGATCCCGATGGCCGGCGATGGCAATGTCGCTCACTATCGTCTCGACCTGCATCGCCAGCATGTCGACTTCCAGCGGCTTGAACCCCGTGGTCCGCCCCGGCATCTCGCCGCGGTGATCGATCAACACCTGCAGCATGTTTTTTGACTGGTGCCCTAGATAATCGCAGTCTCGGGCCAATGAGAACTCATCTCCCCATTGGTCCAATCGCATGCGCACGTACACCCCGAATGTGTCGACCTCTGCCATCTGAATTCCCCTGTTATTTGTCTTGAAACTGAGCCAGCACCGTATCGTCGAACTCGAACCGCGGCGCCTTGCCGTCCGTCTCGCATTGCGGGTGCCGCCGTTGTTGCCCGACCGAGCACACGTTCAGGCCGAAATACGTTTCGGTCCCGCGGTTCTTGCATGCGCAACACAGGCCGCGCTTTTCGATGGCTGCGCGATATCGCTTCGCCTGGCGGATCTGCGCGGCGCGCTCGGGACGGGTGAGTGCGCCGTCGGTCACGGCAAGTGGCGCCAAATTTTGCGACGCTTAATCTGAGATACCAAACTCTGACTTATACCAACGTCGTCTGCTATCTCCTGCTGCGTTCTGCCGTCGTTTCGTATTGCAACCACAATAGCATTCGACAACTTCGCCGCGCCGTGAGCCTCGCCTTTAGTGTTCGGGTAACGGCCCCTTCCTTTGCGCGCCATGTCCTGCATGTTTTCAGCGTGCGTGCCAAGGAACAGGTGATCGAGTCGAACGCATGACGGGTTGTCGCACCTATGGCACACCTCAATTCCATCAGGAATAGCGCCGAACCAAATGGTCCAGAACAATCGATGGATCTTCCATAGCTTCTCTTCGTGCTGGATCTCTCCGTAACCTTCCTTGTTTTTCTTCCCTATCCAAATGAGGCACCCGCCAGCTTCGTTGTTGCCTTGGAGCTTTCTCATAATCCTGTCTAACACCGGCTCTACTGAGCATGCCTTGCTGCAAAATCTGTAAGCCTGCCCCTTCGCAACGCGTTTGAAATTGGCTCCGCAGTGGTCACATGTTCCGTAGCAGTAGCCTCCCGCTCTATGTGTCTGGCCCATAGCGTCACACCCCGCCGTGTGCTTGCGTGCTGTCATGCCACAAGGCCAATAAAAGCGCCTCGCTTCGCCCGTCGTCCTTCTTGCGCTTCAGCAGGTCGGCCATCGTCGGGAAGCGGATAAGCGCAAGCTGTCGCGATGCGTCCTTGTCCTGCCCGATCAGCCCGAAGTGACGCTTCCAGCTCTGCGGTTCGGCGCGCGTGTACGGGATGCCCAGCACCTCGAACACCGCCTTCGCCTTGCCGTAGGAGTCGCCGAAGTTCATCGAGCTTTGCGCGCCTGCGCTGCGCTGGATCCCGCCCTCGCCCTTCCGCGGCGGCATGGCCCGAACGCGCTCGATGCACCCGCTGAAATACGCGCCCCGATGCGATGCCCGCTCGCCGCGGATGATCGCCGCCAGTTCCGCCGCGTCCACTTCGGTCTTATCGCCGACCTCCATCGTCGGCATGTCGTGAACGGCTACCGGCACGCCGTCGGCGAGGATCGCAATCGCACCGCCGAGACCTGGATCGATTCCAAATGTGATGCTCATCGTCATACCAACCTCGTAGCTAGCGCGCTGCCGATGATATAGCCGACGGCAAGACAGCCGACGAACAAAAGCCAATCGCGTTTCCGCATCTCATATTCTCCCCATTGATGCCAGCAGTTCATCCTGCCAGCGTTGCCAGCGCTCTGTCCCGCGGCCTTCGTAGCCGAGCAGAACGTCATCGGTCCATGCGCGAAAGTCTCGCGCGTGGTGCTTGAAACTTGGGCCGTACACGTTGCGCATCTCGTCGCGGGACATGCCTGGCAACTGGTCGCCGTCATGGTGCCACGCTCCGAGCGCGACGATCGCGTGATGCCCCAGCTGCTTCTGCCCGTGCTGGTCGCCTAGATTGCGGTGATGGATCTGCGTCGGGCCGCACTGCGCTGCCCGCTGCATGCCGTTGGCGATGCGCCAGCGGCAGACGACGCAACCGAGCGCGCTTGCGGCGTCGTGATAGGCGCGTTCTGCGCGGGTTGCGGTTTTGATCGCGCGCCTCATGGCCTGCAATCCATGTACGCGCCGATCACTTCGGCCGCGACTTGCGGGACGATCGCGTTACCGTAGGCGCGCAGACGTCCCACTCGGGCGGAAACCCCATGAGCCAGCAGACGAATTGAGGGTTCAACGCGCCGGGCTTTTCCGTCGTGGCCGATGATCCAGCTGGCGCCGTGCCAAGCGGAATTACGTGCGTCGCCACGTCGGCTAATCCAATCTGAGGATCGGTCGGCTTCCTGCCCGACATGATCGGCGGTCGACTCTTGGCGTCTATCACCGCAACCGAGGGTGTCGGCCACATCGCCAACGCATGCGCCCGGATCGCCACCAGCCCCGCCGAGTTGCCCGCTTCGTTGTTGCCGTTCTTCGCTGGCGCGAGCGATGTCGGTGTGGGCCATAGCGCCCGCGACACCGCAACCTCTAGATTCAGGTTCGCGTCCAACCCGCGCTCCGGCGACGCGAACCCCGTCATCGCCGCGCGGGGCGTCGGCCACAAACCATAGGCGGTCGCGTCGGTGGGGCGCATCGACGGCACAAGCCGGGACAACGGCCGCCCCGCAGGCGTAGCCGATGCTTTCCAAGTCAGTAGCGATTCCGTCGAGCCAATCCTTGCCAACCGCTGCCGCAACCTGTTCTCCCATGAGGACAGCGGGCCGTCTGGCGCTGGCGAGGCGAAACAGGTGGGGCCACAGGTGCCGATCGTCATCGGTGCCGCGCTGCTGTCCTGCAACCGAGAACGGCTGGCACGGCGCGGAGCCGGTCCACAGTTCGCGGTCGTCTGGCCATCCAGCAAGGCGAGCTGCGAGGCTCCATCCGCCGATGCCGGCGAAGAAATGACATTGGGTGTATCCGGCAAGATCGGAAGGTGCCACATCCACGATTGATCGTTCATCAACATCCCCGGCCGGAAGGTGCCCGGCATTGATTAAGTTCCGCAGCCACGCCGCAGCGTAGCCGTCAAATTCGTTGTAATACGCCTGCGTCATGATTTATCCCCGTTGACCATCTTCCAAAAATCTCCCCGCACTTCGTCAAGCATAACGCTCGCGTAGTGCAGCCCAATGTATTCCGTGACGCCGTTGAAAAACTCGCCGAACTCATCCTCCGCCATCTCATCGAACGCCAGCGAGCGCGCGACCTTGACCGGAATCGTCTTGATCTCCGGCAGCACGCCGGCCAGCACCTTGCGCGCTCCTTGCCCAAGCAGCGATTCGCATGCGTCCAGGATCGCGGATATCACCGGCGTCGCGTCCATTTCGATTATGTCGCATGCGGTGTTTGATGCGAGCTGCACAGCCTTCAGCGCGTCGTGTGCGCCCTTGCCGCGGAACTCTTCGACGTTGTCGACCAGAAGATGACCGATGACGTGCGCGAGCCGATGGAACTTGACGTTACGCGACATCTTGAATTCTGCGCGACACTCCAGGCCGTTGCGCATGCCGCGTTCTTTCAGCAGCCGCTTATCGGTTTCGTCTCTGGCCAGGAACCCAAGCCGTTCCTCGCCAGTCTCGGCGACGATGACGCGAACCCACTCGCCGTAAATCGGCCGGCGCGCTCGCTTGGCGCGGATCTTCTTGGCGGCCTCGGTCTGTTTCATTCGCCGGCCGCCGCGTCGCGCGGGCTCGCCGCTTTCTTGTGCTTGCCGAATCCGCTTTGGCGTGACTCTGCTTTTTCCTCTTTTGGCAGCTCATCGGTCAGAGGGTCGAAGTCACGAAAATCGAAATGCTTGAACTCTGGCACCAGCTTCCGGGAAACGTTGCGCTGCCCGTTGCGCTGCTTCGGGAGCGAAAGAACGACGCGCTGCTCAGCGTGGTGAAGGAATATGACCGTGTCGGAATCATGCTCAATCGATCCCGACTCGCGAAGATCGGCAAGCACGGGGAATCCGCGCTCGTCGGCCTTCCGGCTCAGCTGCGAAAGCTGGAGGATCGGCGTGCCCAGTTCTTTTGCCAGCTTCTTGATTCCGCGGGTTAGCGCTGAGATGCCCTGCTCTCTGGTGTCGCGCTTTGGGGTTTCCATCAGCTGTAGATAATCAATCACGATCAGCCCTAACTGCCCCACGGCTTTCTTCATGCGCTTGGCGCGGGCGCGAAGTTCACGCAGCCCGATTCCCGCGCTGTCGTCGATTGCAATGCGCATGCGACCAACGTCTTTCAGCGCGGAGTTCAGGCGGCTCCATTCGTCGTCGGTCAGAGTCTCTGGCGTGCGCAGCCTGTTCCCGTCAATGCGCGCACGCCTTGCTGCCATGCGCGTCACCAGTGCGCGCGGCGACATCTCCAAGCTGAAAACCGCAACGTGTTCTTCGCGGCTGGCCGCGTAGTGTTCCGCAATAATCATCGCGAGTGCCGTCTTGCCCGCGCTGGTCTGGGCAGCAAGGGTTATCACATCCTCGTCCGCAAACGGAACAAGGATCTGATTCACCCCGGCGAACGGCGTAGAAGCCGGCCGTTCATCCCCTCGTTGAGACTCCACAACGAGGTGATCCCACACGCTGCGCGCAGTTGCCCGCAGCATCCGCAGCCCGCCGCCGTCCGTTTCGGCCCCGATCTCGCCAAAGGCCTGCTGCGCTTCTGCCAGTATTTCGCTCGTATCTCGTCCGTTTGGCGAAAACGCATCGTTGACGACTTTCGAACCCTCTTCAATCAGCCGCCGCAGGACGGCCTTGTCGCGAACGATCTCGGCATAGGCGGTGATATTGGCGGCCGAGGGCGTGGTGTTGGCCAGCTCGGTCAGATAGGCACCGCCGGCAACCAGTTCCGCCAAGCCTTGCGACTCGAACCATTCGCCCAAGGTGACGGCGTCGTAGGGCCGGCTCTTCTCGGCCAGCTCGCGGATCGCGCGGTAGATCAGTTGGTGGTCGCGACGGTAGAAGTCTTCCTCGTTGAGGCGGTCGGCGATGCGGTCGAAGGCGTCGGGCTCCAGCATCAGCCCGCCGATCACCGCCTGCTCGGCTTCGATGCTCTGCGGCGGAATGCGCAGGCCTTCGATGCGACTGTCGTCGAAACGGGTCATGCGAACATCCTCGCTTGGCGCTGCGCGTCTTCAATGCGGCGGCAGGCGATGTCAAAGTATTTCGGCTCGATCTCGATACCCACGAACTCGCGCTGCAGGTTCATGCACGCTACGCCGGTTGTCCCGCTGCCCATGAATGGATCAACGACAATCCCTCGCGTCCACCCGATGAATTGCTCCATCAAATAAACGGGCTTCTCGGTAGGGTGTTCGCTGTTGCCGGTGCGCGGAGCGTGAACAACATCGGTAGGGCGCTTGCCGGGCCACGAATGTTCAGGGCCGGGCCAGAACATGGCTATTTCAGTCTGCCTCGCGTGTTCATGTTCAAGGTCGCCCATTGACCAGTTATTCTTGACCCAAGTCACGCACGACTTCGGGCGAGGGACGCCATCCATAAGATTGTCCCAGCGGCAGAACACATAGCGCGAGTGAGCTGCTTGAATGCCGCATGCCCATGAAAGCAAGCCCACGTCGTCGTCATTGGCAATTCTGGCGTGCTGCTCCTGCCTGAAATTCGATTGGAAGGACATCCCATATGGCGGGTCGGTGATCACCGCATCGACCTTCAGCAGCGTCGGCAGTATGTCGCGGCAGTCGCCGAGCCATAGTTCCGCATTCCCTATCACCTCTTTATGCGCCACGGCGTCCACCTTTGTTGTGAATGTTTGAACACTGGCGGCTGCAAAACTTCGCCTGTCCCTTGGCTATCTGGCTCGCCTTGCGCCAGAATTTCTCGCCGCAGCGGATGCATGAACAGGTCGCCCCGGTACGAATTGCCGCCGCGATCTTTGCCTTGTGGTCGTCCGTCAGATGGTGCCCTGCCAATCCTTCACCTCCATCCGTGAGATTCAGCAGCGCGACACCGCCGCCGCGTATAGCCTTGATCCAGTGCCGCTCACGGCTGGCCCAATCGCCCCCAGGCGGTACGTACTCAATCAGGCTGATCGCGAGTCGCTTACCGTCCTTGATCTGCTTCCGCAGCCAGTAGTGGACTGGGAGCCGACGCCCGCGCTTTGCGTCGCGAATGTGCGCCTTGTGGCGCTCATGAAGATACTGCACTGTTTTCCCGACATAGCGCGGAGTCATCGCCGGGTATTCGCACAGCGCATAGATTGCAGTCACTCGCAGCGTCGCGTTGCCGATGACTTCGATGCGCGTCATGCCGCTTCCCCTTCGCTCACCGCACGGTCGTAAATCTTCACCATCGTCGGCTTCCTGGTCAGGAACTCGAAGTCGGGAACCCACGATTCATGGCCCTGCCCGCCAGCGCGGCGGCCGGCGTGGAAGTCGTCGCGCTCGACCTCGGCGAAATAGTCGTCCCAGAATTCCCGGGTGATCCGGTCGCTGCCGTAGCGCTCCCGGCAGATCGCCCGGGCGGTGTCGATGACGCGCTTCACGTTCGCCTGCCTGGAGTCCCGGCCGATGGTCGCGCTGACGTTCGGCAAGTTGCCGCCCTTGGCCTTCGTGAGCTTCGGGCAGGCGTTGAACGCAGCGATGGCGTCGTCGGTGACTTGGGCGACACGTTCAGCCTTCGACGGAGCAGGGTCAGCAGGAGGAGGGTTCATGAGTTCCAGCTTCGCCGGCCCAGGCGGGTCGTTCGGCGAAGCCGGCGACGAATCCGAGCGAAGCGAGGATGAAGCTTTTCCCTGTTCCTGTTCCTGTTCCTGTTCCTGTTCCTGATTAGCCATAGCCTTCGGTAAAGCCTTTCCGAAAGCCTCGTCGAAAGCCTTTGCGAAAGACTCTCCAAGCCCGTAAATACAAGCCCTTAGCTCTGAAAGCGCCTCCCATTTCAGGGGGCATTCGGGTATCAAATCGAACTCGGAAGCCCACCCTCTGACCACGTTTGGCGACTCCGGCTTATTGTGTTTGATGGCCTTCGGCACCCATACAACCCGAGCCTTGAAGTCGGCTTTCGCCATGCCTTGGCGGAAGACTTCCCCGAAGGCTTTGTCGAAGGCTTCCGTTTCCCATTCAAGCTCTTCCGCCATCGCGGCGCGACCGGCTCGGAACAGGCCGGGGATCGGGCCGGTGTGCGGGCCGGTGATTAGGAACAACCACAGGCCCTGGCCGCTCGGCGGCATCCGGGTGAGCGCGCGGAACTTCTCATCCCCCCATGTGCGGACCTCAACCTTTCGATAGCGGCCGCGGACTGTTCGCGCTTCCGGCTCAGCCATTGGAATCCTCCAGCGGCAACTGCGGCAATCCGGCGCGCGCGGCGTCGTCTCGGGCAGCCTGATCGGCCACGCGCTGCGCCTGGGCCTTGCGCTCGTCGCGGGTCATCTCCGGCGCGACCATGGCCAGATCGCGGCATTCGCGGAAGCGCTGCATGGCGTCGATGGTGGCCTCATGCTGCGCCGGCCGTTTCGGGGGCGGCCTGTTCCGGGAAGAGGTCCGGGCGCAGCGTCGCGAGGTACTGGCGGCGATAGTCCGGGATACCCTCCCTGCGCCAGTAGCTCACGGCGGGCGACCTGACCCGGCAGAGACGCGCCACCGCGGCACTGCCACCCATGGCGTCGATGATCTGGGAATCCGACAGCGGCGCGGGCGCGGCCTCGGTGCTCGTTTCATTTTCGGTGAGGTTGTCCATGGGGAGCACTATAAGCGCGTTTAATGAAAAGGCAATAACCGCGTTTACCGTTCGTCGGATTCCGCTTGCTGGTTTCAATAAGTAGTTTTACGATTTATCCATGGCCGGCGAGGTGCTGGCGGGGAGAAACGAGATGATCACCAGTATCAAGACTCTGATCACAGCGAAGCGCACGCCCGCGCCGCTGACGGTCGCCGAAGCGGTCAGCCGGTACAAAGCCGCGCAGCTGTCGAACGACGCCCAGGTACGTAAGGCTGCGCGCGATGCGCTGGGCCGGGCTTATGGTGCCGCAGCGTTGGCCGCCGGGGCCGTGGCATGAGCAAGCGCAAACTGTGGCTGGAGGCCTACCGCCTGATGCGGATGACGCCGTGCGGCAAGGACGCGAACGTGACTTGGGCGCTGAACTACCCGATCGACATTGGCCTGCTCCTCGACGCGGCATGGTGCGGGCATCACGGCGACCGCTTGGGCGGCGGAATATATGCCCGCGCCGATCTGCATCGCGCCGGGCTTGATCGCAGCTGGACGCTGCATGGGCACCTATCTGGCGCCAACCGCTTGAGGCTGCCCGCATGACCGCCCCGACCGAAGCCTACGGCCCCGCGTTCAGTTGCTTCAACTGCGACGAGTTCAGCCCGGATGCGCCGACGATGCGGCAGGCCGAACAGGTCGCCCAAGAGGCCGGCTGGCGTCTTGGTCTGCACCCTCCGCTGCCCGATGCGCAGATTGCTTGTCCCGACTGTGCGGTGCTGCTGTACCGCCCCGGCCCAGTGATGATTCTTGGAGCCCAGCCATGACCCCGACCGAAGGCCAGACGACCACCCCCAGCGGCGCGGAGTCCAATTCCCGCGCAGCCTTTGAGCATTTCATGTCCAACGCGGGCGCAAACCCGGAGGCTATCGAGCGCGCCTTTTACACCTACAAGCAGGCAAAGTCCGCGAACTACTTTCACGTATGGAGCTATTGCTGGTCGGTTCGCGAAGAAACCGTCGCGGCCCTGATCGCCCGCAATGCGGAGCTTGAGGCGGAGCGGGATGCGCTGCGGAAAATGTGGCGGCAGGCGGAGGACGACATCAAGAGCCGCGCCGCCGAGAACAAGGCGCTGCGGGAGGCGTTGGAGCATATCCAAGGGCTGCATTCTCACGACAAGGCAGTGTTCCAGCTTGCCGCCCATTGCTACGACGCAAAGACCATCGCAGACGAAGCCCTCGCCCGCACACCCGCCAAAGGTGATGCGCCATGAGATTGCGCGGCCTGCTCACCCTCCGCAAGCCCGCCGACGTCGCTGCCGAAGCGCAGGCGACTGAAGAGCGGACCCTCGCGCCGCTCGATGCGCGGGTGATCGAATCCCGCGAGGTCTTGGCGCACTACCGCGAGACGTTGCCGCATGCGTTCGATGATCGGCGCAGTCGTCGTGCTGGTGATCGTGCTGACGATGGCCTCGAAGTCGTCGACTCCACCGGAATCATCAAGGGCAACGACGACATCGTGTGCGAGCGCGGCGGGACGCGGCTTCCGCCTTTCGAGCTTGACCACAAAGGCGGCCAGAACCGCGGCGGTGCGCTGTGAATCTCCGTCGCCTTCGCAGCATCCGTCATGCCGAACCGGCTCCCGTTATCCGCGTCAACGCTGGCCAGTCGCGCAGCGTGGTCGGCAGCGAGAACGATTGGATCGCCCGCGCGACTTCGCTGCTGTACGCCGTGGAGCGTACGCACGGCGGGCCGTGCCTCACCCCAAGCCAGGCGCGCGACGTGCTCGCGTGGGCTGGACAGAACCCGGAGATCTGAGATGTCCGAAGTGATCAACCTTCGCCCCATCGTCAACGCAGCAAAGCAGGCCGAGCGTGCCGGCTTCGGTCCCAACACGCGCCGCGCCATCGTTCGCGACGTGCTGCGCGAGCAGCGCGAAGGCCGCAGCGGTAACGCGGTTGCCGGCGCCATCTTCCATGCACGGCTGACGGGTGGCGACTACACGTCGCCGGCAGCGGCATAACCCCATCCCAACGGAGCACGCACGAATGCTTTCTCTGCAACGCCACGACACCGCACTCGGCAAACTGACCCTCATCCACGAGAAGCACGGCCGCGAGAAGCGCGTCACCGCCTTCGCGTTCCCGTTCAAGATCCGCTGCACCGCCGACAAGTTGAACGAGATCGCGCGCGGCCTTCGCGATTCGATCTTCCGCAGCCCGGAGGCTGGCGATCAGCAGCAGCTGGTCGGCGATACGCAATACACCATCGTCGTGTGCCCGGAGCTGAAGCCGAGCGAGCTTTCGCAGCAGTTCACCGGCTATGAAATGTTCATCTCGCCGCGCGGCTCCGAGTCCGACGAAGACGCCGACACCCTGTTTCTGGTCGATGTGAAGCTCGCCAGCTTCAGCGTCCAGCCGTACGAAGGCGGCATGTGCGACGTGTCGTTCACGGCGACGTGTCGCGTCGACCTCGACGACGAAGCCGTGCCGGCGCTGCGCTTCAGCGAAGTCGGCGACGTGATCCTCACCCTGGTGCCGCCGACGGTGCAGCAGACCGATCCGGACGAAGACGCCGAATAACTTTCACGGACGCGGAATGCGCAGGCTGATGCGCGCGGCGGGACTCAGCGTAATGAGATACCAAAACCATGAGGGACGCCTCATGGGCCGTTACGAAAGCCGGGGATCAGCACCGGCCCGCGTCCACCAAATACCACCCGTGCAAAGGTGCCCGGGCCGACTGCGGCGGCATTCATCCCTGCAACCACATGCGCCGACCGCAGCGGCGCGAGCTTTTCGCATGCGGCCTGCCGGCTTTGCTGAGCCGGTCCACAGCAATAACCCCAGCGAGTCATATCTCTGCCGGGGA